CCCTCAAGTTTTAGTTCCTCCGTGCTATCCTCCTCGTTTCGACCAAACATATCATCAGGAGCAAATTCATTCAGCAAATTGTAATGAATCATCGTCCCGCGATTTGCTTTATAATTCAAAATGTCCTCCCAATGCTTATTTCCATTTGTTCCATCATATTTTTGCTTCCAATACTTTAATCCCTGCGGTGTCGGCATTTCGTCGAGGACAGTTGTGACACTCGGAAGAAAAAGTTCCTCCATATCAGTATAGACGCGGCCACGGTCTGTCGTCCGACGTTGCAATTTTTCCGCCATTATATAAATAAATATTAGAACTCATGATACTTAAGTGTTTCGATTTTTGCGGTGCTGTCTCCTGCTGTAAGCCCACTTAGGACTGAAATCGTAGATTGAAGTCCTTGAGTGTATAGTTGACTCTACGACTCAACTAGAACCATGGCGCTTGAATGAGAATCGAAACCTTTATATAGGTGGAATACTTATAAGGCAATATGGAACTTACAGACATTACTGGTGTTGGTCCATCTCGGGCTGACGACCTTGTTGAATTAGGATTTGAAACAGTTGAAGCGATTGCTGAAGCGGAACCAGATGACTTGACTGACCTTAATCGAGTCGGTGAAGATAAGGCGCTTGAGATGATTGTAGACGCACAGAACGTCCTTGACGAAGGGGAGGAAAGTGTCGAGGAAGAAGAGTCTATTACCTTTGACGAGGAGGAAGATGACTCTACGGAGGATGAAGTTACGGAAGAAGAGTCTGAAATTGAGGAAGAGCCTGAAATTGAAGAAGAGGACCGTTCTGAAGTTGAAGAAGAAGCGTCTGAAGAGACTGGTCCAGAAGAATATGAAATTTCTTTCGAATTGACTGATGAGCAGCATGAAGTCCTCATTACTGCACTCCTTGACTCACATACTGATTTGATGAGTAATAACCGTTCTCGCTCGATGGCGTGCAAAGATGTTCTCACAAAACTTCGCGACGGGAGTACGATGCATCTTACGCGAGAAGAACTTAATGCAGTGCATGCAGCAATGCGAGAACGCCGCCTCTCCTATCAGGGGAATAATCATATTGACCTGATGCACGAGGCGATGGCTATCGAGGAACAGGTAGCCGCCGCTCGGCAGGAGTATCTATAAAAAAGAAGAAATTATTCGTCGTCGTTCTGTCGCTCTAACTCTTTTTGCCGTTTTCGGATATTATCAATAGACTCTTGTATACCGTCAAGCCTATCGTCTAAGTTATGAACCGCTCGTAACACACCGTTATTCAGCGCATCGTTTTTGCTACCGAATACAGAACTTTCGACATTCGATTGCCCGTTCTCCAATTCGTTTATTCGTTTGTGAAGCCAAATTATTACTGCGATAACCGCGCCTACAACTGGTGCAACAACGTTTGAAAGCAAACTGAGTGCTTCCCATACTGTTACTGCTGAAAGCGTTATCGCAGCAGGGCCAGCGCCTGTCACGACTGCCACAATACCTGCGAGTCCTATCATGCATCCAATTATAATTTGATTCATCGTGACACGATTCCTCTATACCGAGAAATCATTCCCGGTGTTTCTTAAATATGTTATATACGTCCTTCCCGAATACTTGGATTGCTGCCATTGTCACTATCGGAACAATCACTCCAATGAACCACGCCTGCGGTATTCCGCCAAGTGACGCGATTCCGAGAGCAACTAATCCGATAAGCGCCATTGTCCCGAGTAGAACAATCGCTGCGACAATTGACCCAATGTATTCAAGGTTATTCGTCGTTTCTTGTGATGTATCATCTGCCATCTCTATCCATCCGTTTGAGTAACGGCCTCGAACTAGTGTATGTGGGCCAACTATAAAAAGGTTTCGATTTTTCTCAATCGCCGAAGAGGCTTACAGCAATAAAAATAATGTAAATAACAACTATACTGAGATTCCGACTCGTTCGAGGTCGCTCCTCACGCGAGCCTTTCCTTTCTCCGCGTTTTGCGTAATGGCTCTATAGTGCTGCACTGAGACGAGTGGATTCAGCGAGGAATACTCCTCGTGCGCATATACTTCAATTGTCCCGTCATCATTTTCAAACCAGAAGACGTGGACCTGCCGCAAGGCGAGCGCGTCTGGAAGCAGGTCCATCTTACTTTCTCGGTAGACCATACTTCCACTTTCATAATCCCCGTTACTTCGATCTTTTAAGCCAGAGAGGACTCCTTGGAGGTAGCCTGCTTTCTGGAGGGCGTGTGCAAACTCATCAGAAGTCATATCGAGTGTTCCGACAAGTTCCTCCTGAGAGGCAGTATTCGTTAATGCGAAGTTCGTTTTGCGGCGAACATAGCCGTCCCCGCTGCTCAAGAGTGAAACTCGCAGAGCGTTCCAATATTTATTCTCATCTGCGCCGAGATACTCTCGACCGATGTAGTGGTACAATACAACTACTGCGAGTCCTGAAACGAGTGGCGCGAGTATGTGAAGCGCCGTAATTGATTCAAGTAACATTATGTAATACTATGTGGGCCTGCTATAAAAGTCTTTCGATTCAGATGGCGCAGCCGCAAGCAGCAATTGGTGGAAATGCGTACATTACTCCCACAAAGAACGTGTTGAGTAGTAGTAATCCACCAATAATGAGTTTACGCTTTGTCGAGAGTTTCATCGACAGACTCGCCTGTGACAATTTCGTACAATACTTCGAGTGCGACTGCTTCATCGGAGTCGAGGTCACCAATCGTTTGAGCGAGACGTTCCTTCGACTCACCGCTAACCATCTCTCGGTCAACAAGGTCGCGCTCATTTTCAAGCACTCTGTCGATCTCAGAATCGTTTGTCGCCCCCGCTCGTTCAATGAGATATTCCTCCTCGGGAGTTGGTGCATACTCGCTCACTTCGTATGAGATTTCAGCATTGTCTAAGAGGTCGCACACGTCGTCACGCGTTGTTTCATTTGAGACAAGGGTGTAACCCTCATGCTCAGAGAAATAGCCGTTTGCCACTTCTCCGAGTGTTTCATGCTCATCGAGCGAGTCTGTCGGGCTACTGCTCTCGTCATACTCAATTTTATACGCCGAGTAATGAAGCGTTGTTTGATCGTCAGATACTGTTGTGCCAAGGTGTTTTTCGCTATGTGTCATAGTTGTATGTTGTTAGTTGCTTGCGCCTGTTAGGTTTCCGTCGAGTAGTGTTCCTGTTCCATTATCATTGATATCGACGTTTCCTGAATCAGACACTCGATTGTTCGCTATTATTTCATCTGCTCCAGCGACGTATATTCCAGATCCTTGTGCGTTTGATACCCTACAACCAATGACAATGCCATCCGCATTACCAGTTGATATTCCCGAAGCAGCAGTCGTATTATTTACAATACAATTGGCTGTGATTTGGTCACTTGAACGCGGATAGATGCCATCTGGAGAATCAATAACAATACAAGATGAAATAATCGTTCTTGGTGTATTAGTGTGAGTAATTCCTCTCCTACCAGAAGATTCAACAACACACTTGTATATACGGTGGTCGTCACCATCAGTAAGCCGTATCCCATTATAATCCGAGTCACGAACAACAACATTTTGAACCGTTATACTATCACCACCAGTTCCCACACGAACACCGTCAAACTGATCCCCGGAACCGGGAGAGGTTCTCACAGAACATTTTCTCACTGTAACATCACTACTATTGATTAATATTGCATTGCCAGTAGTCGCGCCATCAATCAGCGTATCGTACCCACTCCCTTCGAGCGTAAGCCCCGCTGTCGAGATAGTCACGCTCTCATTGAATGTGCCGGGTCCAACAAAGACCCATCCGCTCGCGTTATCGACAGCCGTTTGAACACTTGCGTAAGTATTTCCGTCATCGGCCAAGGCTTCTCCTGCGCTGACGCTCTCGGCCAATCCTTGCGGGACAAGACTGTCGTTCGTAGAACGAGGGATGCGATTCTTGGGGAAGGCTTCGCCTGTCGAGTCGATTGCGACGTTTGGCGTCTCGGGGTACTCGAAGTCGTATCGACGTAGAAGTCCGCTGGTTACAGCAGAGCCAGACTGAACATCTGAAACTTCAGAACTTGTTAATGCCCTGTCGTAGAATCTGACATCATCCAGCAGCCCAAAGTAATCCTCACCGAGATTAGTTACATCAATAAAGTAGCCAATAATCATTTCATTATTGGTCGTATTATATGAGAAACTCGTTGTTGATGCTTGTTGAACCCCATCCTCGTAGAATATTACTTCCGTTCCATCATATGTTACTGTAATGTGAACCCATTGATTGGTAGTGTTCGCTATACCAGTATCCCAGTCATTACCAAAACCAACGACCCGATACTCGTTGTTCTGATTCGAAGTATCACCAAAGTCCACACAAAACGCATTATTAGTCGATGGAGAGCCATAACTTACTGCGTATCTTGCACCATCTTCGGCAAATGCCCAAAATGAGATACTTCGTGGACTATCTCCTGTTGGAAGACCACTTGCCGTAGTTGATGCTCTATCTAAACCATCAAGACGAAGTGATGTATTCCCTACTTGTGATTCATTTTCATATGAGCCTCCACTTATTTCTGCGTGGAAGCCCGTCTCTCCACCAATCGGTCTGTCGAACTTCGCCTGCCACTCGTCGTCACTGCTGTTATACTCCAAGTCGTACTCGCCAACACTCAGGGCATCGTCGTCCCCGAGCGTCAGCGCATTGTTATTGTCGTCGTATCCTACCATTGTTATGTTGTTGTGTTGTCTGTTGTGCTGTGAACTAATCTTTGATTAGTTCGATGCTCCTGTGAGATTCCCGTCAAGGAGTGTGCCTGTTCCGAATACCCTTATATCCTGCGCCCTATTATTAGCAATAATATTATTTTCGCAACTAATTTGCTCATTTATATCAGCACCATCAAGTGACCTATTCCCTATACAAATATTATTATTACACGATTGATCGTAATTTATTGAAAATCTTGTGTCTGCTCCCGGATTAGCAATACAATTAGCAATAATATTTTCATTTCCATCACCAAATCTATAACAGTCTCCAAAATCATCATCTCCAGTTGAAGCATTTGATACATTACAACCGGACACAATATTTCTGTTTCCCTCCACATTTATACCCCAAAGACGAGATTCTTCAACAGTGGTATTTATGATAGAATTATTCTTATATCCTTGGCTAATATAAATAGCACTTCTTCCACTTAGCGGTATATGGATATTTTGAATACATACGCCACTTGCGAAAATTTCAATTGTGTTAGTTGTATCTGAGCCATCTCCTTCATTTGATGCCTGTATATTCATAACTGTTACATTATTAGAACTAATATTTACAGCAATATTTGTCCCGCCATCGATAATTGTGTTATACCCACTTCCACGAAGCGTCAACCCCTTCGTGTTAATAGTAACGTTCTCGTTAAACGTACCCGGTGGAACAAAGACCCAACTACTTGCCTGACGCTCGGCCTCCTGAATCGTGTCATAGGTGCGCCCATCGTCAGCCATCGGCTTCCCCTCTCGCAAGGCGCGAATCAGCACACCGTCTCCACCAATCGTACCTCCTCGCTCTTTCCGAACGTAGGCCACTTTGCCGTTCACCGTATCACGAATGATGAGCCTGTCGCTCGCCGGATGTTGTTCAATCTCGAACTCATTGTTCGAGCCGAGACGAATCGGTTCGCCAACTGCCGTTTCGGGCGTTCCTTGATTAATTCCTGCCATTGTTATGTTGTGAGATTTGCGTCGAGGACTGTTCCTGTGCCACCATCATTGATATTGCTATTACCAGAGTTTGAAACTCTGTTGTTAGCGATAATGTTATCTGTCCCTTCAATGCGGATTCCTTCACTATCCACATTACTAACTCTATTTGCGATGACTACTGCATCATTAGTCCCAACGTAGAAGCCAGAGTTACCTCCATTTGGTATCACGTTATTTGCACAGATTGAATCTTCACCAACGTTGATGGCAACAGCAGACAAGACTGTCTGCGAAATATTTGTTGAGCGGACTACATTTCCAACAATGATGGTATTCGGGGCACTTTCGATTCCCTTACCTTGAGAACTATTGATAGTGCAATTAGCCACCACTCCATCAGTACCGGGACGGATTGCTTTATCGTTAGCCTTTTCGACTGTGACATTGAGTATTGCACTACCCGTTGCCCCAGTAATCACATCAGAGAACGTATCGTCAGCATTAATTTCCTGACTGACCCGAAGATTCCTCAGGGTAGAATCTGTGGAGAGATTAAAAGCGTGGGAGTTCTTTTCCGCATCAACGAAAGTTCTCTCACCACTACCAGAAATAGTGATTCCGGTTGTTGTAACATCGACGCTCTCACGGAAGTCGCCGGGTCCAACCTTCACCCAACTACTCGCGTTGTTCACGGCTCCCTGAATCGTGTCGTACACCTCGCCATCATCTGCGAGCGCCTTGCCCTCAGAAACAGTCTCAGCGAACTTTCCTCCAACGAGGTCCGTCGCGGTTCCCTGCGGGACGTGCGCGACAGCACCCGCAGTCAGGTCTTCAATCTCAAGACGAGAGTTTCCACTATCGAATCGAGTAGCGAAATCGTCGTCATCACCTGTTCGAATCTCCTCGTCATCCACAAAGTCGAGCGAGTCTGTGTTAAATGTCGTCATTGTGGTTGCACCGTACTTTCTTCAAGAGTTACGTTTTGACCTGAGACAATACTTTCGACTGTAGCGCCCCAGTAAGGATAATTATTTGTCGATGATGATACAGCATCAATTAATATTTCCACTTCTGTATTGGAAATACGATTGACTTGAATATCATTTGCAAAATCCATTCTATATGTGAAGGTTTCATTTACCTCTACTTCATTCCCACCTCGGTGTATAACCAATTGCCCCATCCATATCGCAGTGCTACCGGGAATAGTGGACCACGTACCTGTATTATTAAATTTTATATCAAATAATACAGCGGCGTCTGTGGTATCGTAACTAAACCTCAATTTAAGTTGATCTGAGCCAGAAACGAGATTATCCTCACCGCTATCTGTACCAAATGTCCATTTACTGCTTTCATTGTGGGTAGAAAGTCTATTCTTCTGAGTTAGGATTGCATCTGTAATCTTTACTTTATCTGGATTTCCAGATAAATATTCAAACCCGTCACCGATTACGATTTCTTCTATGTATTTCCGTAGTCCCATAATTATGTCCTCCGGTGAACACGAACACTTACCGTCAAGTCAGAGCCGGGGTCGTCGTCCCAATTCACCGTAAGTGGTACGTCCCAACTCCCATTATTCCACGCCTTCCCATCGTCGAAATTGAAGGCGTATGTGTCATTCAATCCGTTTGTTGGCGCGACCGTTACATCAAATGCTCGTAACTGTTCATCCAAAGCGTTCGACAGCGTTCCGTCAAACGCAGGATTGCTCCCACTATTGAGCGTAATCTGATACTCCTTCTCAACACTCAAGTGATCGGTTGGAGTAATATCAGACAGCGAGTCGTGCGGCGTGTCGTTAGACACAGTAACAAGGTCGCCATCAATCGTCGCATCGCCGTTGAGTGTGTAACTCCCTCCGACGACCATATACTCGTCTGTGTCAATCTGAAGCCTGTCACCAGCCGGTAGCGTATCTTCTCCAACAAAGCCTGCCGCCTCGTCAAAGTTGCCGTAATCTCGCCTGTCCGTAACAGACGACACACCGCTTCCATCAGTCGTTACATCATAAAGCGGAATCTTCTGGTCAGTATCGCTCGACACTGTATTAAATCGACCATCATCCGGTCCAATAATAACGTCATTTGCGGAATCTTTGTCCCACCCAACAAAAATAGTCACACTATCATTAGACGAGAGCGTAATATTCGTGTCAGTATCTATCGCCAGCCATGAACCGAAGATAAATGCCTCACCCGGTTCAATTGATACATCGAACGAAGAAACACTTGACACAAGGTTAAATGCGGTAAACTGTGTCTCATCAATCCCCGTATCCTGTGTCGAAATGGCTGTTGGATTCGTCGGATCGACAACGAAATTATCGTTCGAACTATTATAATAAATGCTTCCAGCAGTCTTAAACGCTTCTGCCGGTCTATTTGGAGACGGGTTAACTTTTTCTGTCATTATACGTCATCAAATGTTAGTGTTACGTCAAACGTCACTGTTTTTGTGTTATCTTTCGTAATCGATGAAAATGTAGAGTGATTTACCAAAAACACTTCCGGGTTTGCTGAATTTGCCGGGTCACCAGTCCACAGACCAATTTCATCGAGCGTACTTCCATTTGCCTCGGTTGAGTCAACAAATGTGCTTGAAAGTAGTTCGTTTCCATTATCAGCGTGGTCAGTAATTTGTTCCGTATAAACTTGATTATTTAACTCAGTGTCGCTTGTCGTTACTCCTGATGCCGCATCATCGCCTAATGCAAGCCACGATACAGATACATTTGCGTCTTCTGACGTAATATCCGGATCAAGATTACGGACAAAATATTCGTGTAGCCCAACAGTTGTTACATTATAATCGATGTAATCTTCTCTCGGTTCAACATCACACGCAGCCTCTTTCTTTTCAACTTTTGAAAGATTATCCCATTCTGGATATACTTCACGGAGAGTCGAAGCATCGTGTACCTTTGTGTGGATAATACCTTCAACGCCTAAACTATTAGTAAATTTTTCGTGTTTCATGAGTAAATTACCTTTGTGTTGTTTTAGTTTTACTACTACTTAAGTCTTTCGATTACGACCATTCAAAGAAGTCCCAATTAGCATTTGATTCATTCCAATCTGTAGCACCGACTTGCTCTATTACTGTTACGGCATCATCTGCTGATGCATCGTCAGTTATTGTAGGATTGTCCGAATTAACTAATACGGCATCATCTATTGATGCATCGTCAGTTATTGTAGGATTGTCCGAATTAACTAATACGGCATCATCTATTGATGCATTGTCAGTAATGTTTTGTCCTTCTAATATATTTGTTGAATCAGAAAAACCTACACTATCCTCGAAGTTATACGTAACCTTTCGTAATCGTGAAACTGATGAATCCGATAATTCGGCGAGCGTTTCAATCGTTGACCCACGGTGTGCACTCCATTCGTCGAGTGTAATCGTATATTCAAGATATTCTTCTTGATTTGCGGGGTCATCATTAAAGTGTTCATAAATACTTAAGTCAGCATCGCCGCCATTGATTCCGTCATCGATTCCGAGACCTGCTGCAACAGCAGCACGAATTCCCGGAACAGTTCCACGATATTCAAAGACGGAGACGAGAGACTTTAAGTATGTTCGATACTCTTGGTCGTCACGGCCTGCACGATTCCCGAGTGGACCAAACTGTGCACCGATTCTGTCAAGGTCTTCACCACTTGCTTTATCAATGAAACGGCTATCTTGAATATCATCAAGGCTTTCTCCAAGTTCATCTGTATCATCTTGAAATGCCTCAATGAATCGCCGAATTGTGCTATCCGATTCTCGCGGAATTATTGGCGGGAACCTATCGATG